CTACATATATTTTCTACCTTCCAACCACTCAACAACTTTTCTATAAGTTTCTTTAAAGTCATTACCCACAAACTTTGTTACATGACCGCCGAACTTATCAATACTGTTACTAGCACCACCCCCTACAGTATACACATTATTTGTTGTGTGTCCTGTATAGTCTGCTATATCAATAATTGTAGATCTTGGTAGATATTCCTTCATTATTATAGCAACCGCTTTGTCTCTATCTCCACTATAGATTATTGCATTTTCATATGTCTGTGAAACTGGTGGAGTTGCAACATCTTCGTCTATCTTAACATCAAATAGCCCTTCTACAATTGCTTTGGCCATTCTCTTAGCATCATAGATTTTAATATCATCTAAATCATCTAAGAAACAACATTCAACAAGTAACATTTTCTTTTTAGTTTTTCTTATAACTGCTTTACCGCTTCCATCTTTTAAACCTCTATTTTTAAATCCTCTTTTTTCTATGCTCTTGCAAATTCTATCCGCCTCTGGGTTACTGGCATTAGGATTATAAACAAGCACTTCTACTCCTGTTGTACGTCCATTTCCTCTTTCATCCTTTGCGCCGCTGTTAAAATGTATACTTAAATTTATATCTGCATTTACTCCATTATGTTTGGCGACTAATTTATTTAATATATCATTTTGGCTTGTACCATTGTCTACAGTACAATCATATATTTTATTTACATAGGGCTTTGCGTATTCTTTTATATATTTAACTACTAATCTATCTTGTGTACTTTCTTTTGTAATTATAGTATTAGATCCATTATATACAACACCTACAGCACCAGAACCAGGCTTACCATCTAATCCATGTCCTCCGTGTACTGCTAAACTATTATATTTAATCATAATATCTCCCCTTTCTTATTGTTTAAATTGCTTAACTGTTTGATTAGCACCTATAGCCACACCCCAACACAAGATACCTTGCATAATTGCAGTTACAGAGAATCCTACAATACAAGTACTAAATACTATTCCGATAGCTAATAAAACAATCGGTATGTATCTATCTTCTAATTTAGGTATACTCTTACATGCTACCCCTAATACATTTAGAACAACTACAATAATAAATAGTTGTTCTGGTATAAAACTCATAATATCCATAAAATCACCCCTTCTATCTAATTAATCCAGATTGCACCATATATATAAAAAACCCTATAAGCGATGTTATTATTACACCTACTAACCATTTAAGTACGCCTGTTAATCCCTTTAAATCACTACATAATGTTTCTATTTGTATAGCAAAAGCAGCTTGTTGCTGTTCTAGCTTATCTAATCTTTCCGAGTGGTTATCGATTCTACATTTATGTGTATCAATTTGATGTTTAATCAGTTCCTCATTCATTTATTCATCTCCGAATCTTTATAATTTGTATATGGGATAGACTAATCTACCCCAAAATTTGCAATAAAAAAACACCACATAAAGCAGTGCTTTTTCTTGAATATATAATACACAATGCAAGATATTGAGAAACAGAATTATGTGAATACATAATCCTGTATAAGTATTATATACAATTATTTTATTTTAATTTAAAAAACTAAAAATACCTTTAAAGTTATTATTCAAAGGCGTTTTAGTATAGGAAATTAAAGCACTAAACACTGAAAGAATAGAGGTTAGTCGAAATTATTTCAGTGTTATTACAGTATATTAAATCGTCCTTGATGTTATGCAATAAAAAAGCACCTACAATTGTAGATGCTTTTAGGAATATTATAAAATGTAGAGAGAAGCACTGTTAAAGGCGAACCTTCTCAAGCTACGTTTATATTATATACAATTATTTTATTTTAATGCTAAAAAACACCTCATGTGTTAAAGATGCTTTTTAGTGTTGACAGAATAATTTTTATAGTCTATTTTTTTATTTTATTATATTATATTAAACTACCCTTGATATTTGCAATAAAAAGCACCTACAAGTGTAGATGCTCTTTGAGTTCAGTGAATATAATATAACAATCTAGTTAGCACTATATAATTAAGAGGTGATTATTTACTTAGTGCTATTATATTATATTAATTTTATATATTTTAGTTCCATTTTTATTGCAAAGAAAAAACACCTCTATCCAGAGATGTTTCAATATAATGAGATATATTCATTTCGATAATATCAAGGTGTTTTTTCAGTAACTCAATTGCAAGAAGTATTTATATTTACACTCATGAACTAGTATTATTATATTCACTTTGATTATTTTATGCATAAAAAAGAACTCTACTTAGTATAGTCCTCGCTCGTTATTTCCTTATAATCTTTTTAACTTATTTTACTTTCAAGTTTTCTATTTCTTGTTTTAAATTTTCTATTTCAAATATAGCTTGTTTTAAAGCTGCGCCTATTGCAGATGAATGTGCATACTCATTTAAAGTGTAATTATCATCTATTTTTTCTACTATTAAATCTCCGACATTACTATTTTCACTATCTTGTGCAATTATACCTATTTTTTTATTAGAACTGTTTGAATCAATTAAATTATACGTTGCTGGTTTATATACATTTTTTATATAATCATAGCAATCATTTAGTGTTAATTTAGAATCTATATCCTCTAGATAATGAATGTTTTCTTTTTTATTTCTGTCTGATACAGTATTTATACTATTTTTAAAATACCCTCTCTCAAACGGAAATATATCTGATCCAATTTGGCCCTTGGTATTCACAGGCTCAATTGCAAGTCTACTTTCAGCTTCACTATAGGAAAAATCAACAGAAGCGTTTTTATTGTAACGATCAAAAAGTAACCTTATTGTATCTCTGCTTACGATATCTAATACCTCAGATCTAGATTGTATATTAGAAGTGGATAGTCCATCATAAACCTCCATCTTACGTGTGCTTATAGTATTTATTAGTCTTGAACCCATACCCGTACCCATATCTAGTTTTATATCCCTTGAACTCGGATTAATGCTTATGTTGTTACTTGTACTAGAGTCATACGAAATATCAAAGACCGATATTAATGATGGATTATCAGGGTTTGCAAAGCTGATTTTTTGGTCAGCTCCTTCAAATGTAACTTGATTTACTGAGCCGCCAGAATCTCCACCGCCCTCGCCTTTTAAAGAGTCTAACCACTCTGATTCAGTACCTTCAAATCCGTTTTCTTTTGCTATTTCATATGCTGATTTACCATCAGGACCAATTAACTCGCCATAATTTAACCACCCTGTAGAACTCCATATATACAGTTCTTTACCAACTATATAACAATCACCAAAGTTATCATCATTCAAATTATTGGGAAGTTGTTCTAATGATTCAAAGACATCTACAATATCTAAATCCTTTCCTACATCTCCTTTTTCACCCTGAGGCCCCTGTATCCCCTGATCTCCTTTTGGCCCTTGTATTCCTTGAATACCCTGTTCTCCTATTTCGCCTTTTTCTCCTTGCGCACCTCGCTCGCCCTTATCTCCTTTTGGACCCTGTAGTCCGACATCTCCTTTATCACCTTTGGAACCTTGAATGCCTTGTATTCCTATATCGCCTTTGTCTCCCTTATCCCCTTTATACGTTCCACCATCTTTAAAGTCTTTAGTATTTTCTGAGAATACATAAATATGGCCATTAATTAAGTAACTATCACCAATCATAGCAGTTCCTTTTAATTCTTCTAATTCTTCAACTGATGTAAGGACATCTTTTATATTAAATGACTTACCATCTGAGCCGTCTTTACCATCTATGCCATTTTTACCATCTGCGCCATCTTCCCCGTCTTTACCGTCTTTACCGTCTGCGCCATTTTTACCATCTGCGCCATCTTTACCGTTAAACTGTTCGGGATTAGATATCCAACCTTCAACTACTTTTCTTGCATCTTCGATCTTCTTATAATCTATAACAATGTTGGTGCCTGCTGATGCTCCAGTAAATATACTCTTGCCAATATCAATAGTAAAAATTGGTGACTGTAAAGTTCCTGAAGAATCAAACAATTTAACTTGTGCTTCATGTTTTCCGTATTCACTTAATTGATCAGAGTTCAATGACACTTCGAACAAACCTTCTTTAGCATTAAGAAGAGTTCCATTAGCAAATACTCCCTTACTTCCTACAGCAACAACAAGTTGTAAACTTAGTCCTGTTACGTCTCTGATTACACCGCCTGTATCTAATATTTGAAATTCATATACTCTACTGTTAGAGTCGTATTGTACTGCAAAACAATCCTGTATGAAACCTTCCCCCATTTTTATTTGATATTTATGTCTTCCGAATTCTTTTAGCATGTTATCAAATCCTTTCTATAATAATATAAAAAAGCGAGATCCATTTTATTGTCTCACTTTTTCGTTAGTGTAAATATATAGCTTAACCTTTTTAAACCCCTTAGATTGGTGGTCAACTTTTTTATAAGTTAAGAAATTTTTCTATTTTTTCTAATTTCATTTCTAATTCCTTTATCTTTATATCTTTTTCTTCACTTTTTGTAATTTCTTCTTTTAATGCCCCTGCTATAATTGAAATAAAAGCATACTGGTTTATATGTTCATAGCCTTCGTGTCTTGTAATTAATGTATCTCTCAATTTTTCATTTTTAATATTTTGAGTAATAGGTGAAACTTGAGATTTATCATCATCTTTAAAATTATAAGTTGCTAAATTCATATTCTTTATAAAATTATATAGATCGCTGTATTGTATATCTTTGTCAACTAAACTATCAGTTTTTCTTAACACATCATTATGCTCTAAAAATTTAATATTCTCTTTTAATCGTGAGTCTGATCCAACATGATTACCTTGAGAATAAAAGTTCCCATCTGTATATATGTGGCTATTTGCGTGAATTGACCCTTTTACTCGCAATTCACCGTACATTGTTGTTTCACCAACTCTATTATTGGTAGATTTATAAGAGTCCACCGAAAAATATATACCATCAGGACCATAAAATGCTATTCCTCTACTGTGAATTAATAAATATATATAAGCATTAACTTTAATCCTTATCGCATCTTGCCCGTTGTAAAGATTAGCATCTATACTGGGTGCATCATTTTCCCCGGGAGAGTATCCTGGAACTAAAATTATCCTCTTTTCAGTACCTCCATAAATCATATCAGTAGTTATTTTTGGTATTGTCATATCACCGTATTTATCCCATGTGATACGATTGTCTGGATATCTACCTATAAAACCACTACCGTCAACTCCAAAGTGAGAAGTTATAACGCCATTATATAATCCTGTTATACCTCCATATATATAATTAATTGACTCATCTTCCTGTTTAGCTTTAAGCCTCTCCCCTATATAAATTCCTGTTTTACTGCCGTTTATACCGCTACCACTAAATAATTCAGGAGTATATACATACTCTCCACTAATTTGTGTAGCACCATTATTCCATGCTTTAAGTGCCGAAGGTAATTCGGCTAGACTTCCATCTTTTCCATCTTTACCAGGTATTCCAGGTATTCCGTCTTTACCAGGCTTTCCATCTTTACCAGATATACCTTGAGGTCCATGTTCGCCTTTAAGTTCTTCTTTTAAATCTCCTGTTAAAGCCTCGCTATCAATTGCACCAGTTCCAAATTGCATAAGTCCAGAATCTAAATCTAGATTAAAGTTTTTACCATCAATTGTACCGGCTCTAATTATATTGGCATTTAATATTCCTGAAGTTATGAAATCCGCCACAATACTACCATCATTAGTCATGGCCAAGCCATATGGTCCATTAATACCAGTACTTGAATATCCTAAGCCGTTTTTATTCCATTGCCAAACATTTTTAGCAGTACCTTCGTCTTCTGTATCCATTATTAATATTCTATCTGGATGAATTCTTACAAATCCTCCAAAACCATTATTTATTAACTCGGTTGCATTATTTTTAGCTAGATCAAGCACACTTCCTTCAACATCTTCAAATTTTCCGTTTAAATCATTTAGCTTTCCAACTATATCAGTAAAACTCTTTTGATAATTACCTAATTCTATTTCGGTATATTTCCCATTCAATGGATTATATTTATAACTAATAACTCTAGCTGCAATATCTAAATTCTCATCCTCATGAATCACAGTTACCGTATCACCTAAGTATACTTTTTCTAGAACTTGTATGTTTTTGTATTCTTCGGTGCTAGAAAGTTCAACAAAATTAACTTTATAGTTAGCCTTTGGTATATCTATGTGATTAACTTCATACTCTCTTCTTGCCGCTTCTCTAAGCATTTGATAGGCTTCATCTAGTGGAACAGCTTCATCATCATTACTTGTATTTCCCCCATCTTCTTTAATAGCTTTGATGTCTCCGTATTCTATGATTCGTATTTTCGGATGCGGGTAATAATCTATGTTTTCACTATCAATATATTTTTCAGGTAATAACAATCCATCATAACCTTTTGGCATAACTCTTGTAGCTACTTGAGTATAATCAATATCAGCTTCATAACCGATTAGATTTTTCTTGTATCTAATTTGAGTTCCCCTATTTGTACCTAATCTTTTGCGCAGCGTAATATTATAGTTATCTCTTTCAATCTCTCCACCCCATCTAGAAATAAATGTGTTGTCTTGAGAACTATCTAGTAATGCTTGAACAACGTTATATCTTACAATCCTACAATTAGCAGTCTTATCAATATCAGAAAACATCTTAAAGTTATGCTTATATTGAGTTCCATTACTTATCTTGTCAATTGCATTAGTTCCAGAGTGAGTAACTATATTTGTATCTTCAATTAAGTTATCAGATAAGTCATAAAAGATATGATAAGCTGTAACGTTATAATATCCAAGTTCTTTATTAATCTTTGATATCCTAAAGGGTTGATCTTCGTTTTTTGGAGTGTATGCTGTAATAATATTTTCTTCTTCTAGATGTTTAGTACAAAATATAGGGTATTTAAAAGTTAATGAATAAATACCATTTAAGACCTCATACACTTCAGGATCAATAATATAATCATCGAGTATCTGAAGTCCATTATTATTAAATTCAGTTTCAAATTTATCAAATACTTTAATCATAGATATCTCTCCTTTGTTTTATATTCAAGTGTGCAATCACCTAAAATGATGTTATTTTCTCCGGTATTTAAAATTGGAAAATCACCTTGCATCTGAGCTAACATATTTAAACTGCCTTTAGTACATGTAAAGGTTTCTGAATCAATCTCTACATAATCAGAAACACCTTTTATATCTACTCTCTTATTGTTTAATGTAAAATATATATTTCCTTTTCCAATTAATTTAAAATATGGTCTACTTTCATAGGTTCCTAAGTTTAATATTTTATTAGAACTCAATTCAATTATTTTTTCTCCATTATTAGAATAAATAAATGGATCGCAATTAAATTTAACCGTAAATTTTCCGTAACAATCTATCTCATTTTCTATATCATCAATTTCAACATTTTTAACTTTATAAAAATAATCAAAATCATCAGAAAAACATATCTTCTTTGCATAAAGTAACCACGCCTTAATTTGTCTAAGGCGTGGTTTTAATATATCTTCTAATATGTTTAGTTCAACTTCTATATCTATATTTGAATAGCCTTTTTTTCTTGTTAAAGATCCATCTCGACCATCAACTTCGATTTCTTCTACTCTCATTTTTGGAGTAGGTATATTAGGTCTTTCATATATAGATAAGCTGTATTCTTTTGAGCTTTTTCCATCTATAATTAAATGTAACATAACTTACCCCCTACCTACTGCATAGCCAGTTTCAAAGCCTTTATTCCCAAGCCATTTATCTACTTTATTTATAAATTTATTACCATCAGCATCGTTATTTATAGTGTTATACATAACGATATGAGCATAATTTTGATTATTTGCGTAAGATTCCATCTGCTCTCTCATGTTCATTTGACCAGCTAAGGCTTTTGCAAATGGTTGCATATGACTTCCCTCTAAAGGAAGAACTGCCTCTTTACCAGCTTCGCCGACTCCTATAACAGATGCTCCGCCAAATATACCGCCTTTTTTATACCAGTTAACATTGAACCCTGAAGGGTACTCATATGATTGACCGAATATTGATGCTGTTGATTTCTTCAAACTAAAATGTGGTAGCTTTGGCATCTTTGGAGAAGGTATTTTAAGCTTCAAGTTACTGAAGAAGTTTCTTAACTTGTTCATCTTGTCAACTATCCAATCATAAGCATTTTTAATTGGTCTTGTCATGAACTCTTTTACTTGACCCCATGCTTTTGATGTAACTCCTTTTATCTTATCCCAAATATTTGATATCTTAGTTGCTAATGTTTGTGCTGTATTTGATACAGAATCACTTGTCTCTCTCATTTTAGAAGTTGCTGTTTGCTTAACATTCTCATAGGACTCTGTAGTCATGCCTCTTATCTTATCCCACTTGTCAGATATGTTCTGTCTGATAGATTCAACAACTGGTGCTAGTGCTTCCTTGGCTTGATTCATCTTGCTTCCAACTTCATCTTTAACTTTTGACCATGCTTCACTAGTTTTCTGTTTTACTATATCCCATTTCTGTGATATGTTTGTAGCTATCTCTTGTGACTTAGTAGAGACATGATTCCATGTTTGTTGCATAGCATCTCCAACATGTTGCTTAACTACTCCCCATGCTTCAGATGTTTTCTGCTTTACAACTTCCCACTTCTCACTTATAGCTGTTCCTATTTCTTGTGCCTTAGAAACAACTGCATCTTTGGCATCAGTAATAGGCTTGATGATATTCTCTTTGATACCTTCCCATGCTTTACCAGCTAGAATTTTAATACCATCCCAGGCTATCCCCAGTCCCATCTTAACCAACAAGAAGATACCTTCAAGTATAGATGATATAAGTGACATAGGAACCTCAATCACCTTCTTGATATTTTCCCAAGCATTTGACGCTATGTTCTTTATTCCACCCCAAATATCCATAAGAACATATTTTGTATCTTCCCAGTTCTGCTTAAGCCAATCTGCAACTGGCACTGTTACAGTTTTTATTGCATCTGTAACCCCTGTCCAAATCTCTGATGCCTTATCCTTTGTTGATGTCCATGTGTCTGCAATAGCATAACCTACACCACCCCAAAAGTTTCTTGTATGGTCTTCAAAGGCTTTCCAGTTATCCTTGATTGCAGTTGTGATATCATTCCACTTAGATGTAGCACCTTCTTTAACTCCATCCCATGCACCACCAACAGTGTCTTTGATTCCACCCCATATTTCCTTGGCTGAATCTGAAATTGCCGTCCATGTCTTAGAGAAGAACTCTTTTATCTCGTCCCAATGTTTATATATCTGATAACCTATGAATATGATTGCACCTATAGCGGCTACTATTGCAACAACCTTTAAGGAGATAACTCCTGATATAGCACCCCATGCTGAACTGGCTACCCCTTTTAACTTAGTAAAAGACGTTCCAACTTTGGTAACACCACTTGGTATATTTTTTAATGCTTTAAACACTTTACTTAGTCCGTTTATAGCTGGCGTAACAGCCGTTGCTCCTCTAAAGGCAACAGCCCAAGCGCCGGTTAAGGTTCCAAGTACACTTAAAAGACTTCCTATTATTGTTAATAATGGCCCTATCGCTATTACAAAGAGACCTATTTTCACTATTAGTTTTTGAGTTTCTGGACTAGCTTCAGCAAACTTCTTAGCAAGATCAGCTATTACTTGTAAGAATGGTTGTGCCGCTTCAAGTGCTTTATTTAAGGCTTCCATAAGTGGACCACCAATATCAATAGCAATATCCATTAATTTGTTTTTTAAAGTTTTAAGTTGACCTTCAAAGCTTTTATATCTCTTTTCAGCTTCTGAAGTTAATGAAGTATTTTCTTTCCATCCATCTGCTGAAGTTTTTAATGATTTGCTAAGTAAACCACTTGCACCAGATAGTCTTAACATTGTATCAACCTCTTGAGTTGATGTAATTCCCATCTTCTTTAAAGCGCCTGTGACATCTTCTCCTGATTCTTTTGCTTTCCCTAAACCTTTTACAAATTCTACTAAGGCGCTTGCTGCATCTTCCTTCCATGCTTTTTGAAATTCACTTGAACTCATACCAGCTGTTTTTGCAAACTTTTCTAGATTACCTCCACCACTCATAACATCAGAGTTCATTTTCTGCATAACACGAGACATACTTCCGCCCCCGGCTTCAGCATTTATACCAAGAGAACTCATAGCAGCTGAAATACCTATAATATCAGCCTCACTCATGTTTGCTTGTTTTCCTGTACCAGCAAGTCTAAGTGACATTGCGACAATATCTGCTTCAGTTGTTTTTGAATCATTACCTAATGCAACGATACTTGAAGCTAAATTTCTAAAACTTTTTTGTGGCATATCGGTAATTGCTGCTAATTTAGCAAGAGACATTGCGGCTTCTTCACTAGATAGATTTGTAGCTACACCCATATCTACCATTACTCTTGAAAAATCTAATACATTCTCAGTTTCGATCAGTTTTGTTATCCTAAAGGCTTTTTATCCCTTAGTTCTTATAGTTTCCTATAAGCTCAGCATATATTTTCACCTACAACATTACTTGTTTAGGCGTCAACCACTCTTGGGGGTATTTTTGCTCTCTTAACGCTCAATCCCTATGCGTTACGGTGGCGAGTGATGTTCTCGCTTACCTCGGTATTAGCATGATGATATAAAAAAAGACTTCATTTTAGAAGTCCCTCAAGATATTTTATTATATTTTTTATGGTATATGGTATTTCTATTAATTTAATATTATTTGCTTTGCAATATTCTCTCTTTATTGAATCTCTTTTCAGCTGATACGCAAAGCCTTTTTTTCTATGAAAGAATTCTCTATCTTTATAATGCTGTTCGCCTTGATATTCTATTAATATTATTGAACCATCTTTGAAAATTGCAAAGTCAAATGGTAAAGGATTTTCAAGTTTACATTCAGGTATTTTATATTGTTCATAAAATTTATAATTTTTTTCAATTAGGTAGTTCCTTATTAATTCTTCTCCTTTACTGCGTCTACAACGAGGACATCTTCTCCCCATATTAAAATTATAAGGAGCTACCGAATATATTTCTCCACAAACTTTATGTTTTATTTTTACATTTGATTTACTGTCAATATATTCACCTAAAACTTCATATTCATCGTTACCTAATTCTTTAACCCTTTCTCTAAATTCTTCAGTAGTTAACTTAATATTTTTAGCACATTTAGGACATCTTCGTCCTGCATTTATAAACTTATGTGGTGTTACCTCATACTCATGTCCACAAATAAGATGTTTTATCAAGGTTTTTTCATCTATCCGTGTGAACTCACTCATTACGTCATATTCATTATTGGCTACTTCATTAAACATTTTGAGAAATTCTTCGTGATTCCTATTATGGTTAGGTCTCATACATTTTGGGCAACGTTGCCCATATGAGAATTTACTTGGAGCCATTTTAAAAACATTGCCACAAGTTAAGTGTTTAATTTTACACTTAGTCTTTGAATCTATATATTCACCTAATAATTTATATTCTCCACTTGACTCTACTTCTTCCTTAAACACTTCTGGCGATTTGGATTGAATCTTACTTAATTTCTTATTATGACATGTTTTGCATGAACCATTTAATAAATCATGTGGATTTTTATATTCTGTAGTTCCACATAAATTGCACGTTGCTTTTATTTTTGTTTTAACATTCTGATACTGAGAGTGTAATATAAATCTATTCCTTTGTTTTTCATACAACTCAGAGCTAAACTCTTCATGTGTTTTTCTTTTCGCCATTTTTATTACTCCTCTAATGATCCTAATATTCGTTTTTTCCTATTTTAATTTTTTTATATCTTGCGATTATTATACCATAAATATTTATCATTTTAGCCTTCACCGATTTTGGTTGATGTTTTATGCTATCAATTTCTTGATAACCGGGCGCTCGAATCCACCCAATTGTCCCGCTGCTTCTGCGACAGCACTAATCTCTTGAACACTTGCTGGAATTTCTTTGGCCATATCTCTTATACCTTTTTCAAGATCTTTATAAGATATTACAGTTTTTCCATTAGCATCTACAACTTCGTCCACTGTTTTCTTTACACCAGTAAACGCACTATCAAAATCACTTGCAGCCTTTATAGCTCCGCCACCTAATGCTACTAGTGGTAGTGATACATGTGTTGTTAGACCTTTTCCTATGCCTTTTAATTTGTCGCCAGTAGCCAACATTTTATCTGAAGCTTGCTTGACTTTATTTCCAGCATCAGCATACTCATTTGCAAATTCTTGTGTTGCAATTCTAGCATCTAATAACTCTTGTTCAAGTTTATTTACTTCATCTGAACTTTCTCCATACTCAGACTTTGCTAACTCAAGTTGTTTTTCAAGGTTCTCCACTTGTTTAGCTGAATTCTCCATAGCCTTTTGTAAGTACTCTTGTCTAGCCTTCAATTGATCAGAGGCACTTGCATTATTACCAAGACTTTTAACTTGAAGTTCATACTCTTTACTTAATTTTTCTGAGGTGTTTTTTAGTTGTTCCTCTTCTGATTTCAGTTCTTTTAACTTATTTTTTCTTTGCTCTGAAATCTCATTTGCCCTTTGTTGTTCAGCTGTCAATTGGCTTTGTTTCTGTTTTGCATCCTCTAACTTTATATTAGTTTCAGTTATAGCATTTTTTAATTGTTCCTCATTCTTTTGTGCAACTAGAAGTTTGTCTCCCCATTTCTGGGCTTCAGCTGAATTCTCTCCCATTGTACGTTTTGCATTTTCAAAAGCCTGTGCAGTAGCTTCTGTTTTATGTTTTGCTAGTTCATACTGCTTTTCAAGTTTAGATATTTCAGCTTCTAGTTTTTGCGTATCTGTAGATGTGTTTTTCATCTGTTCTCGTTGTACTGCAAAAGATTTATTTAAAGTTGAAATAGCTTTATTTATATTAGATATTTCAGAATTAAACTGTTTATTTACTAGGGTATATTGAACTTTAATTTCCGGATTTGCCATATTTCTCACCTTCTTTCGTTTTTAGACATAAAAAAAGAAGGATTGATTATCCTTCTTTTACTCATCACTGCTATTTCTCCAGCTTTCTATTGCCGTTTTATTCATCATCAATCTATTTAACCTTGATATTGGTATATCCCAGATATCAGTACCTAAGTTGAAAAAATATGCGTATATAGAATAACTATCTTCTACACAATTTATTTCGAGTTCTGGTACTTTTTTTTAGATTTACCCGTATTTTTTGTAGATTTTTGGAAGTTTTGTGCAAGTTGTGGTTTAGATTTTACATTCCCAGATAAGATTTCCCCTATTATTTCAAAACAAAGCTCCATATCAATAGGGATGTTACTGTCAAATTCTTCTTTACTCATTCCGTTTGGGTTAGCATTTAGATATGCCATATATGGAGAATTTAATATATCAGTATCAGTTAATCCTCCAAGGGCATCTGATGGATTACCGCTTTTAGTTACAATTCCCATCATCGCGGATAGTATATTTTTTGTAAAATACCCCTGTTCTTGTGCTTTTAAAAAGGCATTAAGAGTAATACTAGTATTAAGTTTTACTTCTTGGCCATCATTTAAAGTTATATATTTAATCATATTATTCCCCCACTTTCGTTTCTTTTATCTTTTCTGGATCAAATTTAGTGTGCCATTCACTAACTAAAGCTTCATCTAGTTCAGATTTAAACGCTTCATAGTGATAATTTTTTTGTTTATCAGGTAAGACTTTGAATTCTAATTCTATCTCAGCAACTTCATCTTCCCCATTTTTTATTTTAAGTTCAAGTCCACTTGCTATTGTAACTACAGGATATGCCATCATTAATGTGTCTGTTTCCCATAAGTCATACTCATCAAATGTTAGTGTACCTTTCTTGCCTTTAGAATTTGCACCGTAAGAGTATACTCCAGCTTTTAAACCATCTGTGCTTATTCCAAATACATTCCTTAACATTTCCCTAGTGATATGACCTACATACTTAAGTGTCATTTCTTCTATCATACTTTTTGTATCTACGATTGTACCTTCGGCAACTTTATTAATCTCCTTAGTTTTTGCTTGAACCTCAAGTTCACCAGTATCCCCAAACTTCTTGGCTGCTGTTTCACCTTCAAATAACATGTTCGCATTTGTAACTTTATACACTGAGAATTGTTCGTCTCTCTTAACTCCGCTCATAATTATTCCTCCTATATTTGTATTTTTAGTTGTTCTTCTATAACTTTCATAATATCGTTAAATAAAATATCTTCTTTTGACTTTAAACCTTTATCAAAGAATTCTTGTGCAACTAAATTGTGCTTCCCAATACCTTGATCTGGGAAGAATAAATATCTAAATTTACCTTTAGTTGTAACTTCAAAACTAAGATTAGTTGTATTTGTTTTTAATGAACCTGATTCTTTAGCATGCGCCTTATTTCTATTTGAAATTGGTGTAAAATCAATTACTGATTTCATAACCTCTTTACTACCCTTTATGTGTAAATACTCATTTAATTTTGGCTCTAAGTTTGTAGCACTTTTTTTTAATGCTTCTTCCAACTTCTTTGAGTTCTCATAACCTAAATCATACCTTATCCCCATTACATCACCTTATCGATGTGATGTAATACAAAAGTAACCATTTTAGCTTCTACATCCAGATCCTGTATTTTACCAACGTCTATCTCTGTCCTATCAAAAATTAAAGCATGTTTTTTACACATTTCTATAACTTCAATCTGATTTAAAGTTGATTGGCCCCTTGTGAAAAAAGATAAATGAAAGTTCGTTTTGTATTGATTTATTCCACTTGTAGCTTTTGTTATTTCTCCATCATCGTTATAAATAAAAAAGGATGGGTTCTTTTCAACCTCATCCTTTCTAATATTCATAGCGAATACTGGATACATACCGTTTAATTTTTTAATCAAACCCTCAAGATCCTTAATCATCTAATGACCCCCTTTTTGCTAAATATAAATACATATACTTACGTTCATTATCATAATCAATTTTAATTATATCAAAGTACTCTTTATCTATTTTAATTATGTGTGACTCTTCAATATTCTTTACATAATAAGCCTTAACTTTTATGTCCAATTTATTACTTATCCCATAATATTGTTTGAAGTCCATTTCTCTTATTGATTTATATTTAAAACGCAGTCTACCCTCGTCAATTAATACCGACTTAGGGTTTTTTCCTAAACTGTCTCTTTTTGTTTCCTTTGTTCCATAAAATAGTACTCCCGAATTTAATTCCTCGCCATTATTTCTATTGAATCGCATTTTGTATCTGAAGATTAAGAATATCTGATCTGAAATTCTGTTCAAAATATGCAACTGAACCGTTCCAAGCATACCTACAATATTCTTTTAATAATCTAGAGGCAAGTATATCTACATCAAAGTCAACTTCTCCTACACGAGAAATTATAAATATCTTGCCCTCTTCGATTATTTCTTCTATTTCCTCATTATCGTAATCCCAAGTGATACTTAGTCTACGTTTAATTTTTTCTAACATTCGTTAATAAAATTCGGGTTTGTATAAATTTTCGCATAAAAAAATAACCTCCTTAAGGTTACTACTTGATTTTTATTCTCCAGTTTTTCCTTCTACAGTTTTTTCTTCTTCTATACCTAGTTTTGATATGTCGAAAGTTAAGAAAGATTTAGCTTCAATTGGTTTTCCATGTCCAGCCATTTTAGTGATATAAATTCTCTCATCCTCTAAGAAGTGATATTCGTCTGAGAATTGTATTATCGAATTAAAGCCTATCCCCATAAAGTAATCCTCCGGTACACAAGCTATCATCTTACCTTCTGGTACATAAACAGACTGAACAATATCAGCAGCTATCGGTAGTTTATTAAATACATAATTACCGTTTAGATCTTGTACTGTTGTTTGTGGGAATATTTTTTCCCAGTAATCACCCGGATTACATACTAGTATTATACCTTGAACAGTCTTTACTTTTCCATCTACTAAAGGTTTCATAACAAGCTTACCAAGTGTAACTGGTTTTAAATCTGGAAGAACCGTAGCAGTTCTATCTGGATATCCTGTTGTTGGGTTAACAGATTTTGTTATATCTTTTAACATTCCGATCGGCTGATTTACTCCATTTCCAGTTATAATGGCCTTTTCTAAACCTATGGCTATTGATTCCTGTAATATTGCTCTTACAAATTTATCTAACCACACAGCACCAAGATTTAACATATCCTTAGATAGCGGAACAAATGCAGATAACTTGTTTAATTGAGTATCTATAACCTCAAAGCTGTTGTCTAGTTTCTTAGTTATATCACTTTCAAGTTTTCCCCATACAGCACCCTCAGCCTCTGCTTTTCTAGCAAGCCATCTTGTTATCCCTGTTGTATTAACTAATTGTATCTTAGTTAAAATTGGATGTTGTGCTTCTAAATCTTTAAAGATCCTATCGATTATGGTTACCGGCATTAACTCTTCCTTGCCTTTGAATCCTCCATCAGATAAGACTTCATTGTAATACTTAGTTTCCGATGTTGTTAGTACTCTTAAACCTCTTTCATTAAGTACATTTTGATCCCTTAGTTGTTCATCAGTTATTTTCTTAGCTTCAGCTATTACATTAGCTTCTATAATTTTTGTAGCTTCTAACTGATATTTGACATAGTCCTCTTCGTTTTCAGCTCCTATTGCTTTAGCAAATAGCTCTTCTACACTTAATTCTAAATCTTTATTTTTCATATTATTTTATTTCCTTTCTAAATTTATTTAGTATATTTGTTTTAGGTTCTTCAGGCTTTTTATACTTATTAAGTATACTAGCTTTTATATTTAGTTTTGGATCATGTTGAGGCGTTTGCTTAGCTACACTATTAGCAAAACCTAACGTTATACATTCTTCAGCTGTCAAATAACTTTCATCATCTAAAAGCTGTGTTAGTTCTTCCTCTGTTCCAATGAACTTATCCATGTAGCTTTGTCTTACAGAAGAATTTATTTTTTCTAACTTGTCCGCTTCTGCTCTTAATTCACTTGCATTACCTGCTGTATAAGCCCAAGCATTATGGATCATCATCGTGGCATTGTTAGGCATAATTATTTCATCAGCGCCCATTGCTATAACAGATGCAGCGCTTGCAGCTATAGAATCAATATGTGCTACTACTTTACCTTCATAATTTTTTAATTGATTGCATATAGCAATCCCCGCAAATACGTCGCCACCATAACTATTAATGTGTAGATTTATCTGTTTACCATTAGCCTTATTGATTACATCAATAACTTGTTGTGGGCATGTGTATTCATCTTCGTCATACATCCACGATTTAGAGTTCATAATAGGGCCATATAAAAGAAAATCTACCTCCGTATCTGATTT